CTAATCCTGGTTTTCTTCCTCTTCGTTTTCTTCTTGTGGTTCAGTGGAAACCATGGATACCAGCTGCGCCATGACCTCGTCCCGTTGCTGATAATTCTTAACAAGAGATTTACATAGCATCATTAGGTCACGGTTCTTGTACTCCGCAGGAGACAAATTCTCACTAACGAAGTATGTCAAGGGAACGTTGAATATTTTTGACAGCTCGCGAAGGACGCTAGTATTTAGGTCTTCTTTCGCAAGCATATCGTAGACCGCCTGCTTTGTTTTACCCAATCTCTTCCCTAGTTTTGCGGCGTCAAGATTTTCTTTATCCATTAAATGTCTGATTTTCAACCCAATATGCAACATAGCAAACTTTTTGTTTAAAATAAGTCAAGTTTTACTTGGTTATAAGTCAAGATTATCTTAACTTTGCAGTATAAAGTTAGTAACACAAAGTAATATATGCAAAAAATGGAAGAAAAAATAAACAATTTTATTCTGTACTACAAAAGTCAGGATAAGGAGAAAAAAAAAGAAATAAGGGAAGCTTTCTTAAAAAAAACGTTGTTAAGTTATCCATCATGGTATGTAAAATTAGCACGTGGGAAGTTTTCGATACTGGAACTCGATCTGCTTGGCCGTATCTGTGGAGATGTATTCTAACTGGTATAATGAAAACTCTACCCCCAAATGAATGCCAAACGTGCAGCCATGTCCGCCATTGCATAAACGGATTATACTGCACGAAGAAGAACACTTATGTACAATACGCCAAGATTGAAGACTGCCAATTAAAATACCATTAAAAATGAAGGTAAAAGACTTTGAAGAAGCCATTATGGCTTTAAACAATAGAATTCGTATCGATGAAATGATAATAAACAAAGGTTCGGTGCGAAAAGTGATTGCCCACACTGAGCTGATGATACTGATGTGGGACAGTTATGGCAGGGGCTATTCCGCCGCCCGCGACAATGCGCCGAAAGAATATTTGTCATTCGACGAATACGGAAGGCTATGCGTAAGCGAGGCACTGCCCGTTTCACGAGACGCTGCGTTCGACCTAAATTTCGAGTGAGTCTATGTATATAGATAGAGACACCCGCGGAAAGTACTCCATAAATGACCTGCGAGAAAGGGAACTGATGCTTATACACGAGGCCCTTTGCGCCTACGTCCAAGCGAACATGGGGAACATTGGCATCTATGATGCCGGCCGTATACGAAGCTTTGACCAACAGATTAAACGGATAAAGGATGGAAACGAAAAGAAGATGGACTTCTGAAGAAATTGCCTATGTCCAAACAAACTTCGGAAAAGAGCCATTTGAGGACATGGCAAAAAAACTTGGTCGCACGCCAATGTCTGTGCGACAGTTCACCATCCGTAAAAGGATGACTGTGGGTCGTACCGTGAAACGCAACATATTACAAGAACTACTTAGAACCGCTTTCAAGCATCCAGAAGACTTCCGTCCGAGCAAGACCTTCTATAAAGAAACTGGCATCGGGCAAAAACGGTTTTGGATGCTCTACTGGGGACATAAGCCCATTACCCCTAAAGAATACCATGCTGTTGCTAATTACTTAGGCATATCTTTTACAGAAGCCTTCGAATCGCGCCAGCTCAATCTGTTCGAGGAGGAGAATCCATGATAGACAAACTATTTATTGACAAAATCAAATCGGCATTGAACATCGTAAACGTCGTGGAATCGTTTACGAGTTTGCAAAAAGCCGGCATCAATTATAAGGGCATCTGCCCATTCCACAACGACAGCCATCCGTCAATGGTAGTCAGTCCTGTAAAGCAGACATGTCACTGTTTCGTGTGTGGTGCAGGCGGGGATGTGATTGAGTTCGTAAAGCAGCACTTAAACCTAACCTTCCCCGAGGCCCTACGCTGGTGTGCGAATCTTGCGAACATCGAGTTTCCCGAAAAAGAAATGACCGCAGAAGAGGAGCAACGCTACCGTCTTCGTGAAGCCAACTTCATAGCAATAGAGGCTGCAGCAAAACTCTATCGTGAACATCTGTCGTACGCTTCCGACTTCCTTTCGAAACGAGGCTACAAGCCCACGGATAAGGCTATTGCAGATTATGGTGTTGGTTATGCCCCGAAGGGAAATGTGGCCATGAAGCAACTAACCTCGGCAGGCTATTCATCTGCTCGTCTGAAAGACGTAGGCATCATCGCCACATCGACCGAAGGCTACGATTACGATTTCTTTAACGACCGCCTTGTGTTTCCATTCTACGATCTGCAGGGCCACATTGTGGGCTTTTCAGGTAGGATGGTGACACCGCGTGAGAATACGGGTAAATATATAAACACGGGCGAAACGGCTTTGTTCACAAAGGGTAAGCACCTCTTCGGATTGTACCAAGCACGCAAGGCCATTGGCAAGAAAGGTTTCGTGTATTTGGTTGAAGGTCAGTTTGACGTGCTTTCGCTCCATGCTGTGGGTGTTGAGAACGTCATTGCGGGCAGCGGCACGGCATTCACCGACGAACAGGTCAGGCTCATCACGCGCTTCACCCAGCAGGTGGTGATGATATACGATGCCGACCCTGCAGGCATCAAGGCCGCTCTCAAGAACTGTGAACTGCTGCTTAAGGCTGGAGTCAACGTAAAGGGTGTGCGTTTACCCAAAGGCAAGGACCCCGACGACTTCGCGCGAGCGAACGAGGAACAAACCGAAAAACTGTTGAAAGACAAGACCGAGACCTTTCCCAAGCTCTTCAGGAAACTGCTCATCCCAAAGGGCGAGCAAGACCCCGATGTGATAAACAATGGGCTGAACTCTATCGCCTCGTTAGTGGCCGCTGTACAGGATGCCACCTTGAGGATGGGGTACATGAAGGAGCTGGCCAAGGACTTCGACACGAAGCTCGACCTGATAGACCGCAAGGTGCGCGACATGCGGCGTAACATTGCAGATGTGGCCGAAAAAGCGGTGATGCAGCCCGGGCTGTTCGGACTGGACATGCTCAAAGAGAATGTGGAAAAGGATAAGCCCGCGCTGCTCACTTCCGTCTTCCAAGACTTTTTGGACAGCTACGGTGAAGAGCCGATTGTCTACGTGTCGGGTGTTCCCGCGTCCACCGATATTCAAGAACTGCGCAAGGCATACGGCTATTACGTGGCCAACATTGAGGGGTGTGCCATCAATGCCAATGGTGAAGAGAGCCATTACCTTCGTGCGCTTCGCGAGATATATTGCGGTGGCGTAACCAACCTCTCTATCGAGAGGGGCGAGTTCAACGAGCCCTTCATCAACGCCTACATTAAGCTCCACAGTTCATTCTTAGACGGATACCTCGGCGACAAGGTGCCGGTCATCGCCCGTTGCATCGAGCTTACCAGTTATGCCGAAGAATCAGTAGTTACCATCAACAAGAATACCTATTGCCTGCAGTTAGGCATCACGAAAGGGCAGTTTGACGAGATAAGGAAGCCGTTCGCCGCCAAACGAAAGGCCACCATTGCCATCAACATGCAGGGCGACAGCCTCGGAACGGACGATTTCGACCCCGACAACCTTCCAAAATATGTGGAAGACAGCGAGGAATATTCAAGCATGTTCCGCGAATGCAAGTATTTCCCGAGACTCAACAAGAAGGGAGAGCCGGTCTGCTACATGTTCCAAAACAAGAACGGCAGCGGCTTCACACAAGTGGGCGACTTTTTCATGACGCCCCTGCTGCACATCTACAGCGACGACTACGAGCAGAATAAACGAGTGTTACGCATCAACCGTAGGTATTATCCAACACCATTGTATATCGAGGTTACTTCTAAGATGCTCTTGAAAAAGTCGTCGATAGAGGAGGTTCTGATTAACCTCGAGGCGGTGAACTTCACCAATGGCGAGGAGCAGCACTGGACGAAAATACGCGAATACATGAGCCGACACTTCGTAATGTGCTCCGAGGTTCAGGTTTACGGAAATCAACAAGAGGAGGGGACTAGCCGAAAGACGGACGGAATGTTCTTCGCCTTCTCCAACGGTATTTTCCACATGATAGATGACAAGCCTACATTCAGCCCGATAGACGAGTTGGGTGTTGTTGCGCACAACAAGAAGAACTATTACCTTCCTGCCTTTTCCACCATTTACGCTGGCAGTGGCCGTCAATCGGATAAGTACGAGCTTATTTCCCAATTGGTTTATAAGGAAGTGCCTGAAGAGAAGAAAGTTTCATTCGAGAAGTGGGCCGACTTGATGAACCAGGTCTACAAGATCAACGACAACGGCAAGTGGGCCATCCTTTATGCAATCATGTGTGCATTCCGCAGCAATATCCACTGCATCGACAGGTTGTTTACCGCCCCATTCTTCATGGGTCCGATGTCGTCGGGAAAGACGCAGATAGGCATATCCATACGCTCGCTGTTCATTTCGCCAACTGTGCCTATATTCAATCTTAACACAGGCACAGACGCGGCCATGTCTACCATCATGGGCACATTCCGCGATGTACCGGTTGTTCTCGACGAGTATAACAATAAGGATATTTCCAATGTGAAGTTCCAGGCGTTGAAAGGCATCGTGTACGATGGCGACGGAAAACAGAAACGCCGGGGCGTATCAGGCAGGGAAATAGAGAACGACAAGGTGTATGCACCAGTGGTAATTTGCGGCCAAGAAACGCCACAACGCGACGATAACGCCTTGATGAGCCGCGTCATAATCTGCGAGGTGCCGAAGCCGAAGAACCGCACGCCGGAAGAAACAAGACTGTTCGAGGAACTCAAGCGCATCGAGGACCCCAACAAGGTGGGCTTGTCTAACGTGCTGCTCGACATACTAGCACTGCGTCCGCAGGTGATGGACCACTTTCGCCAGTTGAAACAAGAGGCTTACGAGGAGCTGAAGCAGGATGTGGTGAACTCAGGTGAGCGCGACCGCCTTATGAAGACCGTTAGTCTGTTTCTCGGCATGCTTAAACTTATCGAGCGACACACCGACCTGATGCTGCCTTTCACTTACGACGAATTCTTCAAGATTGCCCAGGAGAAGATCGAGTTCCAACTGTCGCTCATCCGCAGCACGGACAAGCTGGCCATGTTCTTCAATGCCATGGACGTAATGATAGACACAAAGGCCGTTGTCGAAGGCCGCGACTTCCGCATCGAGCAGCCCACGAAGGTTACCGGCACGGATGCACAGGGAAACAAGAGGACATTCACGTTCGAACCGGACACCCAGGTGATGTTCATTCGCCTCTCGGCCATCTTCAGTTATTTCGAAAAGGCAGGCATGAACACCGAGAACACCACGCTCTCTACGCTCGAGCAGAACCTTCGCTCACATCCATCATATATAGGTACGGTTTCGTCGCATAGGTTTGAGTGGAAGGAGACTATCGAGGTGGCGCGCAACGATGCAGAGGAAACCATGGTGAAGCTGCGCAAATCTAAATCGAAGATGACAAGTGCCATTATTGTCAATTACGACCTCTTCAAGATGATGTACAACCTGGATTTTCGTCGCGACCCTACATTCACGGAAACCACTGCTGCACCCCAAGAGGAAGACGACAGCAACAAGCCATTCTAATTATTCTAGCCATCACGCTACAAGCAAGGATAGTTCCTGTTGGGAGCTATCCTTTTTCTATGGAGCCATAACGTTGGGTAAGCATCCTCCTAACGTTGGGTAAGCATTTTATTATAAACCCGTCTATTTATCATAATAGAGAAAAAGAGTATACCAACCCAATTTACATACAAAGTTATGAAATAGCCTTGCCATTTCAGCAGGAAAAACAAACATCACGCCAATTTCCTATTTTACTCATTTCATCTCGACAAAAACCCCCGAACCCCCAAGTTTGTCAAAAGCAAAGAAAAACATCCTTTTCGCAGAGATTTTTTCAAAAAACATCAACCTACAGTCCTACAATCCTACAATTCTACTTCATAATCATTTATAGTCTATATGTATGTATATAGATATCAACGTATTATGTTGTTTTTTGTTCTTTCGTGATTTTTGTAGGTTTGTAGGTCGCTGTAGGAAATTGTAGGAAATGGTACTTTTGAATAAAATTTGACGACCTAAAGTATGAAACCTACAAAATGGCCTTTTGTAGGTCGTGTAGGACGTGTTTTTTAGGTGTTGTAGGTTGATTTTTGTGTGTAATAATTTGCGTATGTCGCTGATTATTAGTATCTTTGTATAAGGCTGCGTCCTAATTGTAGGATTGTAGGATTGTAGGAATACGAAATCATCAAAATGCTCATGGAAAAACAAAAACGCTACTTAAAGAGGGTAATTTCGATTAAAATCGAAGATTATCTGGCCGAGTACATTACGGCCAAATTCAAAAAAAACGAAACGCATGGTGGAATCGAAATTCCATCGAGTAATGATTTGTATTATTGCCTTTGGTATCACATGGCAAAGCCAACCGACAAGAGTCGGCCAAGTGATGAAGGCAACCTTCGAATAGCATTGCCATGTAGGCGAAGTGGTTCACCTGAAGGCCCGTGGAAAGATCCAGCCTATTACAACCACATCCCCCAGGCTGGTGTGCGTGAAGTGGAAGCCTGTATTCGGCTTCAGTTCAATTTCGAACTTCATCGTGCTTTGTTGGAAAATGAAGAGTTTGGACATGAGAGGCGCAATCTCGATGTCATCTACGAGTTCATTCGAACTTATGGACTTAAATCAATCTCGTCTGATGCGCTGTTGAAGAATTACTATCGTTATCGTTCTCGAATCAGAGCTAAGCGATCTCGTGGCTATAAAAGAAAACAAAATTAACAAATATTAATACATACCGATTTCCCTTTTTTGTCACTCAAAAAAAACGACACCATCATGAAAGAGTTCACATCTCTCATCACAGTAGAGCCGACTGGCGATGTGGCTAGTAAAAAGTATGCTTTCTATGCGGACCATTTCGAGTTCGTTCCGACCGCAACCGAAGATGACAACGGGCTCCTTTGGCAATGCGACAAAACCTTCGTTATTGATATGCCTTCGCTAGAAATAGCCAAAGTATTCGCCATTGCGCGCTCAGCCATCGTCACGCTGCATGTGGCCAAAGGTCAGCCCGTGCAGATTGGCACAGCTACCTTTCCCGCACGTGTGCGCATCTCGCGCCACCTAAACCGCGCCCACCTGATAATCATATCTAAAATGCCCGTTGATCCCTTCGGATAGTCTTTTGTAACATATATATATAGGAGTAGTTTTGCGATAAAAAGAAACGTTCATGAACGAACTACAGCAACTACTTCTATCGGGCAAACCACTCCATATCACAACTGACGGATTCCGCCAGGCCATGTTAACCGCCTTCCCATTGTCTGGGAAAGTGGAAAAACCCGAAGTTCGAAATGATCTCGGACTGTTATCTACAGGCCAACTCGCCTACTTGGCGGATCACACTTGGTACCAACTGGAGACACATGAGGCTTTAAAGAAACAGCTAGAGGCAATAAGACAGGATAACTCTCAGCCAGCCGTTACCCTCACCGATGAGTATGCCAATGAGGAGATTCCAGAGAACTCCATCGCATACCATCGTGTGTGGGGAATGGTCATGTCGGACGCTTATTGGTTCTTTTCTTCAAAACAATTGGCGGCCGACCTGATGGCGGCCGAAGCCAATCCACAAATCACCTGCCACTTCCTACACGTGAACTCACCCGGAGGAGACGCATGGTTTCTCGACCGACTTGACGAAACCCTGTGCGCCTGCACAAAACCCATCATCACCCTTTACGAACACCTATGTTGCTCGGCCGGCTACTACATCGCCTGCCACGGCAACCGCGTGTATGCCTTGACTGCGAACGATTATGTTGGCTGTATAGGTACGATGTGCAGTTTCTACGATTTTCAACCATACTTTGAAAAGTTGGGTATCAAGCTTATCGAGGCGAAGGCCGATAAGTCGGATTTGAAAAACAAGACTTTCGACGATTTGCGTCAAGGAAAACCTGAGCAGTATGTCGACGATTTTCTCAATCCACTCAACGAACAGTTCCTGGCATGCGTACGTTCCATGCGTTCGGGACTTGCCGAACTCGGTGACGACGCTCCCGTACTTCGTGGCGAAACTTATCTCACGGCCGAAGCAGTAACCACATGGTTGTGTGACGGTACGCGTACATTCGCAGAAGCCGTTGCCGAAGCTGTCGTCATGGGGGCGGAGTATACAGAGGCGGAGAAGACAAAACGCTCTATATATAATATGTTATAATCAAAAAAAAAATTAAGTTTATGAATTTCAAAGAAAAGTTCATGTCCGTGATTGAACTTCTGCACCTTAAGCAGAAGATCGACGACAAGAAGCCATTCACAAAGGAAGAGTTTAATTCCATCGTGGCAGAATACCAGAAAAAGTACCAAACTACGCTCAAGGACGACCTCGAGGCCGAGGAAAAATCAAAAAAGGATGATGAGCAGCAAGCGGAAATGCAGGCGATGCTTAACAGTATCCAGCAAGCGCTCAACACCATCAATCCCACGGCTGAACCGAAACAGGCCGAAAAGCAGGACGCAACCTTAGCATCCATTCTCGAGAGCCTTAATGGCATTCGTGAAGACTTCAAGGCACTCGCCGCTACTCCTGCAACCGACACCCCAAATCAGACGGTAACCGTATCGCCCGTTTCTATCAACGGTTTTGGAAATACACCGCAATATCTCTTTGGTGTTGAACATCCCATGTTTTCAATGGAGAAAAGGTGGAACAAAATTGCAGCTAATCCACGTGCAGCGTCTGCACTTCCCGAAGTAGACGAACAGGTGGACGGCGTTGCTTTTCACAAGGCTGCATGCGCCTACGCGAAGACGCTCAAAGAACGTTACCAATTCTTGCAAGAGAATAAGATGCTTGATGCGCGCGCGCTCTCCGAGGGCAAGTATGCCACCAACTATGGAGGCGTTAATAACGCCGGACTTGGCGATCAGTTCGTCGTTCTTCGCCAAGACGCCATCATTGCCCGCGTGTTGGAAAAGCGAGACCTTACCCAATTTTTCCCTGTGCAATATGGAATTCAAGACCGTGGTCTGATCTTCAATGCCTTCTTTGACGAGGTGTCTCAGGCTTATCAGTCTGGCGAGACATTCAAGGGCGGCATGAAGATTGAGAACCAAATGGGCTACGTTGACGATTCCATGATTAAGATTGAATGGGGTCCGATGAAGGAACTTGAAAGGAAGTATATCGGCTACCTTAACAAGGAAGGATCCGACCCAATTAAGTGGAACATGATAGAGTACCAGTTGCTCAACACTTTGCTCAACGCTCAAACAGAGCAGAGTAAGCGTCGTATGCACGGTATCTACGTGAAGCCCGAAAAAGGAGTAGCTGGCTCATATCGCAATGCGGGCACAGGCTTGCTCTACACGCTGTTGCGCTATGTTCACCAGTACGACATCAAACCGCACGCCGATGCTGCATACCGTTCGTACACGCAGGCTACGATGCTCTCGGCCGTACAGGAGTTCGTAGCGGATGTCACTTCTAGTGTGACCGAAGACATGGATCTCGACAACCATTGTCTGTACCTTAACAGTGCCCATCAAAGTTGGTGGATTAAGAACGTGCGTTCCACTTATGGTAAGGATACGGATTTTGCCGGTCCCATGGGCGCGTTGAATATAGTTCCAGATACCACGGTGAAGATTATTTGGTTGCCCTACCTGGGCCAGTTACCCTTCATGATGATGCACGAACCAGGTAATATTCTCTTTTTGGAATATCTACCAGGTGAGATGCTTGCCGTCAAGATGCAAGAACAAATGGAGCAGGTGCGTGCATGGAGCACGTGGAAAGAGGGCTGTTCGGCCACCTTCACCGGCCGCCGTTTCTCCACTAAGAAGGAGATGGACGACAATCACTACGAGTGGCAGCAAATCTTCATCAACCTGTTCGCCGCCACCATCGTCGACAAGGTGGATGGGGCGCAGGGCTTCTGGCACGTAACGGGTGAAACCACCACGAAAGACACTTATACCGACATTGCCAACGCCAAGGCTGGAGTGGCCTACTGCATCGAGGCTGGTGTGGCGACACACATGCCTAAGGTGGAGAAGTCGGGTAAGTTCGCCAATATCAAGTCTGCATTCACAGCTACCGCCGTAGGAGATTACCTTATGGTGATTTTGGACAAGGACGGGAATTTCCGCGAATTGGAACGTTGTATGGACGGTAAGCGCACCATCAACACCGAGTTGCAGCCCAACGTGCCAGGTGGACGTTAAGCAATTTTTGAGCCATTCTTATTAATAATATGTGTTTAATCTCAGGGGAAGCCGCTATGGTGGTTTCCCCTAAAAACAACCCAAAGAAAATGAAACGAAATAACATACAAGCTCGACATCGAGCAACGGCCAAGGGTAATCAGTATGCCAATCGCCAAGTGCGTCGCCTTTTCTCCATCGTATTTGCCATTTTCGGCCTCGCCCTTCTGTTGGGCGCACTCGTCGACCACTCCCTGGCTTGCGCAGGTGGCACGGGCCTTACGCTCGCCTCGATGCTCGCCATAGGCAATATTGATGATGTGAGTGATAAGGATACCCACGGATCTGATATCTCCTACATCGTATATCTCATCTCGGTGGAGCAGATAGACCGAACTAAACCTTTTCCACAGCCTAATGCACAGCGCGAAGTCTCGCCATTGCCGCTCCTAGTAGGACAATCTCCACACTATTTTGAGGCGCATGACATTCCGACATTTACGGCAACGACTGAAAAAGGTGACATAACCACGACAGGCGAAAACGTCTTTACCATGATTATGGGTGGCGCACGCGATGTACTATACAATTTTATTGAACAATACTCGGGCGGTAAGTTCGTGCTGTTGTTCAAGCACGTCAAGAATCCGCAATGGTACATTGTGGGAGAATTGGAGCGTCCGCTTATCCTCAATTCTACAGAAACCAAGGACGACAAGGACGGCCGTTACACCACATTCACCTTCAAGCGGCCCTCGGTAGACCTGCCGTTGAAGTATGCCGGTAATCCGGCCATGGCGGCAGCGCAGCCCATTGCGCCTGATGCCAAAACGGTAGCCATCAAGCCTACGGCCAATAGCTACACTATCGCTAACGGTACCACCGCAGGCGCAGTTATTGACAAAGTTTCAGGACTTACTGCAGCAGACAAGGGGCGATACATAACCCTGTTGGGAGCTGGTACGGACAAGCCTGCAACTATTGCCGACAGTTTGGTATTCGTACTTGAAGACGCTGCCACCTGGACGGCCAAGGAAGGTGCGGCTATCACATTCCGGGTCCTCGACGCCAACACGCTCGTAGAAGTGTCGCGTACTGCTTAGATCAGAATGAGGGCGAGCGATGACTTTTGTCGCTCGCTCTCTATTTTTTTCAAACCAAATTAAAATGAAAAGATATGCAAGAAGTAAAAAACAAACTGGCCATGTTCAATGCGCTGCGTTGTGACGACTCTGTAGCGGCTGACCTGAAATTGCTCGCAGAACGATGTCCGCAACATCCCGACATGGCTCGATTTACGTTTAGTCCAAAGCGTAATGCCGACGATATTCTCTTTGCCCTGCTCGATCACGCCACCGAAGATGAGATACTTGAAAATCGAACGGAAAACGAGCAAGGGAAAATAGATGAGAATGGTGGCGATGGCCACACTCAAACCGAAGGTGAAGGCGGCACACCACTCAATGGTGACGATGGGCACACTCAAATTATAGGTGAAGGCGACGCACCACCCAATGGTGACGATGACCACACTCAAACTGAAGGTGAAGGCGGCACACCAGCCAATGGTGACGATGGCCACATTCAAACCGAAGGCGAAGGCGAGCAAACCGCCGATGGGAACAATGATGAAACCAGTGAGGGACAATCTTCGGAATTTGAAAATGAAGCTGAGGGAGAAGGCGACGAAGAAGACATGCCCACGGAAACGGATGGCGAACAACCCGCTACCGCCACATGTGTAGAAAACGGGAGCGAGCAAACGGACGAACACCAGGCCGTACCGCAGGATAAAGTTCCCAAGGCAAAAGACGCAAAAAAAAAGTAACCCTGCAAAAGGAGCAGGAATATCCGCGCATTGATTGGCAGAACCTCGCCGACCCTGACGTGCAGACGGCTACCATACTTTACAATGATCGTATCAACACCTGGCGTGAGATGAAGCGGCTAGATAAAGTGTTGGATACTGAACCGACACCGCAGGCAGTGGCAGACATGGCTGAAATGCGCATACGTAACAATCAGGCGTTTGCTGAGTTGCAATCGTTCAATGACACGGGCCGCTTCCTCAATAAGCATCCGCTTTTGGCCGAACGCTCGGAAGCGGCCCGCCTGCTGAAACTATTTAGGCACGATCCTGCTGAATTCTTGCGACTTCACAAAAACACGCTCGACAATATCAAGCGTTATAACTCTTACCTTAAGCGCGCAGACCGCAAGGACCGGCGAACTGCCGACAAGGCAAATTTGGAGCGGCATAAAGACCGTGAGCGCCTATTCGAAATGATAATGGAACAAAACAGCAAATAATAGCATGAAAACAATAGAAGTATTTAATCTCGGCGGACTTCCAACCGCACCCTTAGATGCGTTTAACGAACTTCAGGAGGACTTTAAGAAATCAGATTCCGACAAATTATCAAAGCTACAGATGCTGATAATAACGCGCGGGTTCAAATATTCGTTCAAGGTGTGGAAGGACGAGAATGGAAAGCTATGGATAATCGATGCGCACCAGCGAAAAAAGGCTTTGACCGCCCTACGTAAGTCTGGTTTTGAAATACCCGAAATCCCTTACGAGGAAATACAAGCCGTCGACAGGCGTGAGGCAGTGGAAGAAATAGCCGCCTATAACTCCGAGTTTGCACAAAAGAATCCCGACACTATTTTGTTCGAAAAATACAAGATAGGCGGTGATACACTAGAACTGTTCAACCTTGGTTACGAAGTGAAAAAGCACGATTTCAAGGTGGATGCAGACAATATGTTCGGCCAAGAAAAAGAAGTGGCAGAAATTAAGGAAGACGAAGCCCTAGTCGATGCGGACATGGCCGACGACAAGTGCTTCGCCAAGCCAGGTGACCTTTTCCTCCTTGGCGAGAATAGATTGCTGTGCGGTGATTGTCGCTCGAAGAAAGATGTGGTAACCCTGATGGGTGGCCGCTGCGCGGACATGATCCTGACCGACCCTCCATATAATGTGGCATACGAAGGGGGCACTGAAGAGAAAATGAAGATTGAAAACGACTCGATGGAAAATGACTTATTCGCACAGTTCCTCAAGTCGGTATTCGAGAACATGTATGCTGTACTAAAGCCGGGTGGCTCATTCTACGTTTTTCATGCCGATTCGGAAGGTGAGAACTTCCGTAAGGCCATTCGTGAGGCGAACTTCAAAATAGCCCAGTGTTGCATTTGGGTGAAAGATACGCTGGTCATGGGGCGGCAAGACTATCAATGGCAGCATGAACCATGTCTGTATGGCTGGAAACTCGGTGCTGCACACTATTGGAACTCGAACCGGAAGCAGACGACGATATGGAGATTCGACAAACCGCGCGCGAACCGTATCCATCCGACGATGAAACCTGTGGCGTTAATGGCTTATCCCATTTGTAACAGCACGAGGAATGGAGAGATTGTTGTCGACCTTTTCTCAGGCTCGGGTTCGACGATAATGGCATGTCAGCAGACCGACAGAATCGGCTACGCCATGGAGATTGACCCCAAGTATGTGGCTGCGTCGGTCCTGAGGTTCAAGGCTATGTTTCCCCAGGCAGATATACGATTGGAACGGGATGGGGTTCTTTTGAGTTCGGAAGAAACAGCTAACGTAATTGGAAATGCAGGATGAACTTTCAAAATCAGGCTACACCCTGTCGGAAGAGTATATACCACAGGTGCGCACGTTCGGGGCGTTAGGCTACACCCCAGAGCGCATTTGTAAGTTGTTGGGGTTAAAGGAAAACAAGCGTGTAGAACTTCTCCTGCGGATGGAAATAACCGGTGACACCTATTGTGAAGCTTACAGGCAGGGCAAGGCACTAGGCGAATATAATATCGATGCCGAGCTGGCCAAGAAGGCGGAGGATGGAGACATTGAATCCATCAAGCTGCTAGAGGCTCGCAAGAATGAGCGTGTTGAAAAAGACCTACGCAATGAATTATTTGGAATATGAAGAGCAAGATAGACAGATTGGATGCGATACATCCTGATCTTATATCCGCATTCCTTACGGGCGGAAAGGGCGAGGGTATTCCTATTGACATACAAATATTTCTAAAGCAGCTACAATGGGCGGCCGAGATATACGAGTATGAGCGGAATATCACCCGCGCAGCGCGGAAACTTCGTCTACGCATCAATGCTGAGCAGGGCGAGAGGATAGAAGATCGCACATGTATGTCACGGATATACCAGGCGATAAACTATTTCAACGTTGACTGCAATGTGCCTATAAAGGTTTGGGAGAACAATTTCGCCAACAAGTACGAGGACTTGGCTAAGATATGTGCAGTCCAGCGTGATTACAAGTCGCAAAAGGCTTGCTACGATGCAGCCTTGGAGTGTCGCCGACGTGCGTCGGAAGTAGCGGAAGCGGATAGAGGCTTAGGCGTGACCTTCATTCTCTCGCCCGAGATAACGGCCGAAGAGATGGGATTTGCTAAGCGTAACCTTAAGGAGATTGCAGCCAAGCACAATCGCGGGTTCTATATCAATTTGATAGAAAACTTGCCGTTGGAAAAGGCCGAGAAGAAGCGTCTCTTGCGTGATGCAGATATTGATGATGCTGAAATAATACAGGAAATTGACAATGATTGAACAACACGATGACCTCGCCGCAGAGTTCGAACTCTATTACATGAATAGCGTGCAGATGCTGGCCAGCATTATCGATCCCAATATGCTGTATGCGGAATGGGGACGGGCCACGGGCAAGACTGAGGGCGTGATGGGTCCGCGCCTGATACGTGTGGCCAACGACATGCCGGGCGAACTGTCGTTCCTCGTGCATAAGACATACGTGGCTTTGATGACTAACGTATGGCCGAACATCCAGGCATACTTTTCTCGCCCGGTAATAGTGAACGGCCGTCAGCGTGCGATGCTGGAATATGGCGTGGATTATGTCGTTGGCGAAACGCGGCTGCCTTCACATTTCCGATTGCCACGCTATCCTGTTTCTTACGCCAAACACTCGGTCATTTTTCGAAACGGCGCACATCTGCAATTGGTGAGCAGCGACCAGCCCGAGAGTGTGGCCGGACGAAACGCCGTGCATGCCTTCATCGAGGAGATGAAGCACAACTCGGGCGAGAAACTCAAGTCACGCTTGTTCCCGTCGCTGCGTGGCGGCTCGGCCGAGATACGCAAGTCGGCCTATTATGAGGGTGTGACTGGCGTGAGTGACACGGCGCGCGTGGACCTGGGCGAGGACGATTGGTTTGAGGATTACGAACAGGGAATGAACCGTGAACTGATTGAGGAGATAGCATCCGTGTCGTTGGCCGTGAACAAGTCGCTCTATCGGCAGTTCGTCTTAAACCGAGAATTGCGTGAAACGAAGGATCCTGTTTCCATGGAAAAGATTAGGTTGGAACAACAGCAGTTGGCTGCCTTTCTTGCGCGATGGAAACCGCGACTGGCCGACATGCGTCGCAATGCCGTATATTATATCCGCGCTTCGAGTTTTCGTAACAAGGATATCTTAGGTCCGAAGTTCTTCAAGACGCAGCTCGACACGTTAAATATGGACGAGTTCCTTACTGCCATCTGTGGTGTCCGACATAAGGAGGTGACCAATAAGTTCTTCGCGGCATACGATAAAGCAAGACATCAGTTTAAAGACAGCTATATTTATGACGCGATCCTTAGTCACGACCTTAAGGATAAGTTTTTGCTTACAGCCAGGTATTTGCGACATTATGATCGTCGTGAACCGCTGTATGTGGGATATGACCCAGGGGCGTTCTCTTCCATGATTGTTGGGCAGAAGAAAGACTTTGGAAGACAGTTGGATATCATCAAGGAATTCTGGGCATATTACCCTGAAGAGCAAGAAAGTTTGGCGCAACAGTTCTACCAGTTCTTCGGGGCTGATGCGGTGAACAAGGTGGTACACCTTTATCCCGACCGTGCAGGTAACAAACGGCGTGAAGAACTTGAACAGATTACCACGGATAGTCGTGCATTGAAGGCTGCGCTTGAGGGTTATGGTTTTTCGGTTATACTCCATAATGAGGGAGCGGCAACCATTTATCATTGGCAGCAGTTCAAGCTTTGTATGATGCTCTTTGGCGAACAGCGTAATTTCTTGCCTCGTGTGCGCATCGACGAGAACGAATGCAAGAACTTGTGCAGCGCAATTTTGATTAGCCCGCTTGTTAAAAAGGGCAACTCAATAGAACTGGACAAGAGTTCCGAAAAAAAAGAGCCGCTGAAAAGACAGGCAGGCCTGACAACACAATTGCCTAGTGCCATGATATACCTGCTTTATGGTCTTTATGGTGACATTGCCAAAAGTGATTTGAGTACATTCCCAACCGATTTACCAGATAACACCGCCATTTGATGGCGCACCGACGAGCGTTAAGCCAGAGTTATACTCGCAAAAAGGGTATAAACGGCGGCTTAACGCTTTTTTCGTATTGGAAAGGGGGTAATTTGGAGCGAATAAGTGAACGTGGAGCAAGCAATAATTTTGCTGCGCGGGGCAATATCGAACATCTTTTACACGACTGTAAAACCTAACTTGTTGTGTTTCAACGGCAAAGTAAGCGACCAAATAAAAAACGAAAATGACAAAAGGGGAAAAACACCACGCACCGCTGAGTTTGCCATTTTCGGTGCACCCCCCAAAAAAAATCGGAAATCTGAGGGGGAGGGGGGTAGGGCGGTCCTTTGCGCGCACGCGTTCATACGTTACTTTTGCGGTATGAACACAAGTTTCGAGATGCTTGGTACCGATGCACTGCAATGGGCAAGGGAGATTAGTAAGTTGCCCGAGGGGTACTTCACACTGTGCTTCTTTCCATACAGCCGTAGCCGTGGCGAGGCGGGGGCGAGGTTGGTGGTGAAAGAAAGATGCAAGTGGCGCACGCAACTTCCCGACGAACGTTTTACCGTTTCCGCTGAGAACTATTTGCTCTTTAGCGACTCCGAAGGAAATCCGAAGATGTGTTATCGTATATTGGTGCGATATATGGCTTTTCCCAATGATGGATATAAACTTCACAAGATAAACTGGTTATGACAGACAATATCGAACTTTACGGCAACGCCGGCCTTTACGTCAATGACGGCAATGCCATCTCTTTCCAAGTGGGTGAAGGTGAACAGCTTTTCTCACTTCCATCTCTTGCCGTTGCCGATGGCGAGCAGTTGCCATACAATGAGAAAGTATGGTTGGGCGTGAACGGCTACCAAGTGTGTGCCCGAGGACGTAACAACGCACAATGCGAAGACGTGGCGAGGGAGATAAAGCGGAACCGCATATTGCCACGCTTATATCGCAAGCAGGTTAAGATGCTCTATGGCCATGGGCCAATGACCTATCGTTATGCAATGAGAGGGGGAAAGTTGCGCCGCGAATATGTGAGTGTACCGGAGGTGGATAATTGGTTGAACTCATGGCAGGGCAACGGAATGGCCAGCGTTCAAAAATTTTGTAAGGCCTGTATCATCAATTATTATTACTTCGGCGACTTCTTCGTTAAATGGAGGTTCGCGCGTGGCAAGCGGTTGGGCATGATGCCCGTGGCTGGTCTTGAAGCGATGGAAAACACGCAATGTCGACTGGCCACCACACATCAGGACATGGCGCGGGAACTGGTACAATATTCGGACTTCCGTCACGTAGCCGTTGGTCGTTGGGCATACGGTATCGGCTCTTATAAGATATATCCGAAGTTCAACCTTTCAGAAGTGGATAACTACCAGTTCGCCGCCATTTCCCATCATAGAGAGACCTCGATAGATGAGTTCTATGGAACCAATGAGACTCATCAAGGCTCGCGCCCCTACATTCAGGGCAGCAACAAGACGCCAATATATATCAATTCGTTCTTGCGAAATTCCCTTGCAGCAAAGATACACATCATCATTCCTAACGCTTGGGTGGAAAGCAAGCGTAATCAGATACAGAGATTATGTGAAGAGAATAAGACACGCAAGGCGAAAAAGCAAGAGTTGATAAGATACAACGGGATAGACATCGGTACAGAAATGCATGAAAGCGTGCTTGTGCAATATATCCGCGAAGAGTTGCGCAAGTTTAGTTGTTACCTTAGTGGAGAGCATAATCAAGGTAAGGCCTACTCCACGTTCTCGTTTACCGATGCGCAAGGGCATGAGCAGCAATGGAAGATTGAGACAGTGGACTTACGTTATAAGGAATATATCGATGCACTGATTGCCTACGACAAGCGAGCCGAGCAGGCTCTTTTGGCAAGCGTAGGGCTTGACGCCTCCATATCGGCCATCGATAAGGAGGGTGTAATCAGCAAGTCGGGCAGTGACGCCTACTACAACTACCTTATATATATAATGTCCCTTACCCCGGAAGACGAAATATGCAGCGAACCTCTAAACTGGGCCTTGCAAGTGAACTTCCCACAGCTATATGCAACTGGTCTGCGGATAGGTTTCTACCGAGAGGTCCCACAACGCCAGGAAGATATCGCTCCGAAAGACAGACTTAACAACCAGCAATCATGAATGTCATAGAAGAACTATTTGGTAACTTGGCCACTTTTGTTGAATATGCCCCTGGGGTAGACACCAATAAGGCCATGGTCGACTATCTGCCTTCGGCAAGGTCGGCGCGCAAGAACATCGAGTCGATAATATCGTCTGCCGTGTATGTAGCTATTGTTAAAAGTCAACAGGGCGATATGCTCGATGCGCTAAGGGCTGCCATGGCAAATCGGACGTTGGCTGCTCAACTGGTCTTCGATTCGATTTCGCGGCGTAAAGCGGGGACAGACATATATAAGTACGAAATAGAGGGCATGCAACGCGCTTACATGGAGAACTATTTCGCCGCGATGGACAATCTCATCCAACAACTGATGCAGGGTGAGCTTAAGGAAGGCTCGCCGGCAAAACTATGGAAAAGTGCGCGATATTCTCGACTGCTCGACGAATGCCAGCTACGTTCGGCCGACGAATTCGACTTGATATATCCTATCGACCTGTCTTATCTCTTTTTCTTTAGAACCGTACCGCTACAGAAAGAATGCCTGGATGAACGCTTAGCCGCTTACTTCGCTAAGGCCAAGGATAAGGAAAGCGTGTTGCCCATGCTGCGTCTCGCCCTGGCGAAGCGGACGGTGGCCAAGGCGTTAAGGCGGTTTGACATGCTTGAGTTCCCGCCCACGATACGTAACCTCTTCGCCGACAATAAGGCGGCACGGCAAGGACCGCACGAACACGGCAATGCCGAGAAGTTGGCAGCGTCGCTTGAAGCGGAAGCGGACAATCTGCTGGCCGATGCGGACTTATTGTTGGATGAACGCACCGTGGACGCTTGTTCATATTCACGGTATAACGATTCGTCGGATTTAATTGTGATGGCTCCATGAAAGAGATTATTAAACTCACGTGTCGTGGAATGAGCCTTGCTGTTCCCAATACCTGGGAAAAATTGTCACAGGAACTTTTTGTACGACTAGTTTCACACCTTGCACAAATGCAAGCAGGAAAGTTGTCGCCAGGGGAGGTCGGAGTGCGCTATGTTTGTGACGCCATTGGATGTGACTGGCGTAGGCTGCGCAACGAGAATGCCATTGCAAACCTGGTATGCATCGCTGAACGATTGACATTCATCTTTCGAATACAATACCCCGACAATGATGCTATATTGGCTCATTTACCTGCCAATGAGCGGAGGATGTGCCAATATACGGATCCTTTCCGGCTTTCGCTGCCCATCGCACGTAAGCTGCGTACCATGGATTATCAATATGTTCTCAATCTTTGTTTCTGTGCACAATTGATACCCATAGTGCGGGTGGATAAGCTGGAATATGCTGGTTACACGGTGAACACGACCTACGATAGCTTGACTTGCTCATTGACCGCCCTGCAATATATCGAGGCACGCTCCTTGTTAAAAAGTAAGACCGATGCGCTACCACTCTTGGCAGCCATTCTCTATTTTCCTGGCACGTATAATTCGGAGGAGGCGCATGCACTGGCTACGGCCTTCTCCCAATTGCCACAAGAACTGTTGGCAGCCATTTCGTTGAATTTTCAGGCCTTTAACGCCTATCTCTTCACTAAAACCGAGTTTGCACTGTTGACCAAGTTTGTCGAAAAGCCTGCGCATCCCATCACCACAGATGCAGCTGACGCTTTATACGATTTGTCGGCCGATGGACTTGGTGACGCCACGGCCGTGGAACAGCTTAACGTGCTTACATATCTCCGCATTCTGCGAAAAAAAACAATAGAGTCGGTGCGTACATTGCATGGAATGGAGTATGATGTGACTAAGATTAGCACTGAGACCGGATTGCCTGTTAATATCATAAATGAAATAATATGATTGTGGATCTCTTTCTTTACTTTGCAAAATTTCCAAACAAACGTGGAATACGCTCGATGGCTACATTGGGCAAGAGTGAGTTTGCAGAATATGCACAAATGTTGGATATCCTTGAGCGACTACCGGATAAGGCGCGTATTCCAGAAATAGACCATTATGTATACGGGCAGACGTTTGACGAACTTAAATCGTTAGTTGAACGCCTGACGGGTAGTTTTCTCTTTGCCGATTATGGCGAGTTCGAGTTTGGCGACGACGGAAGGAGGTCCTATCAGTGCACTCAGCGTCTGGCCATTACAGTCGCAATGAAGTATTCAGACCATGCCGATCCAATGGAGCATGTCATTATCTCCGATAGGACGTTGAAATTGCTCACGACAGTCCATGCTTGGATGATGGCAGATGCAGAGAGGGGAGAACTCAATTGGCTCTCTCGCGACTCACTTGCTCATGCCGAGATTGTACCTTTCGTTGCCTCGGAACTAAAAGCATCAGGATGGACGCTGATGCTCAACGCTACAGCATCCGACACGCTCGGAACGCACGCCCTTAATCGGTCCTTTGAGGTCCGCTTATAATAGCGTAATTTTGCGATATCAAAAAACGAGATAACATGAAAAGACTACCAATGATATCAATCGTATCACTGCCACTATCCATCGTGGCAGATTTCTCCCGATACCTGTACCAGGACTGGGAATTCGCTAAGTGGATTGCTGTGGCCGTGGCCGTAGACACTGTACTGGGCATCGTGAAGCACCTGATGCACAAGGATGCATCGAGTAGCTCGTTCTTCTCGAAGTTCGGGAAAAAAATAGGCATCTACATCGTACTACTTATCCTTTCGAATGCCTTATCCAACTACACCGTACAGGGCAGCGTGGTAGGTGCGACTCAGTGGATTGGTACTTACCTCTGCGTATTTATAATGGTTCGCGAGGCGTTCTCATGTGTGGAGAATATTCAAGCTATCTATCCCATACTGCCTTCTTCTTTCGTTAAGCGACTCAAAGACTTCAATGACAGGGGTGAATATACCTCAGAAACCAAGTGATAATTCCCATGGCTACACAACAACAGATAGACTTCGCTCGCGATATTTATGAGGCAGCCAAAAAGGCTACCGACATCGCACCCGAATTCGTTACGGCGCAAGCCATCCTTGAAAGCGGATGGGGAAAGAACCGCGTGGGGCGGTTCAACCTTTTCGGAATAACGAAAGGCTCGAATTGGAAAGGTAAGACGGTTCTGGTACTCACTCACGAATACTTCAACACGCCAAACAAGCAGTTCGCTTTACCCGAGCGGGTAATTTCCGTTGCCAAATGCAAGACTGGTAACCGCTGGTATTACACCGTTTATCGATTTTTCAAGGACTTTAATTCATTGGAAGAATGTCTAGAAGAGCACACGCGGCTATTGCAGAAGCCAGGTTATGTCGATGCATGGCCTTATCGGCACGATGCCCTCGAGTTTGCGAAGCGTATCTGTGACAGTCAAGGGAGCAAGTACGCCACCTCCCCGAGTTATCTTGCCCAGATGGTAGGTCTGATTAAAATGGTAAGTCGTATATGTCGATAACGAACAAGCTGGCAACAATATTAGTGGTTGGACGTGTGTTGGCCCTAGCTTCCGCATTAGCTTGGGCATACCATTTGAAGCGCGAGAATGGTCGACTGGAACAGAACCAGGCCTTACTGCTCAAGGGCGAACAAGTTCGAATGGAACATAAGCGAACTAAGGATGGGCGGAATGCTATGGCCATCGAGGCATTGACGCTTCGTGTAAGTGAATTGTCTAGGTCGGGTGACTCACTGTTGAATGTGACGCATACGTTGGGCATACGCAATCGGCGGTTGGAAGAGATGGCACGTGCAGCTTATCGTACGCAAACGCCCATCCGTACAGGTGTTCGCGATAGTGTCGTTAGGCTAATTCCCGGGCGCACGGACACCTTGCCATGCCTCACGTATCATGACCCTTGGCTATCTTTCTCTGGCTGCCTGCGAGCCGATAGTTTTATTGGTCAGATTCACTGCGTGGATACACTCGACATTGTAGTTCATCGCATACCACGCCGTTTCCTTTTTTTTCGCTGGGGCTGTAAGGCCGTGAAGATGGAGGCGGTTGGTAGAAATCCACATACGCATCTTACATATCTGAAATATGTGAGATTCACGAAATAGGTTAGAGATTATGTATTAATGGTTTTCATATCAGTTTTAGGTTAGTAAGCTTTTTGTTTGAAGGCCGATGCAGTGATGCATCGGCCTTTTGTGCTAATAAATATTAAAACAGAAAAGATTTTTTGAATTTAATGCACATGTTTCAAAATTTATTAGTAACTTTGCAATATCAATAATGAACAACAACTTTTAGATCGGTGAGACACACCGCAAAAACTGTACAAAGAAAATGAAAATACAAGTTATCAAACGTTTCGTCACAACTAAGAAAAACATTGAGGTTAGAACGCAAGTTGAAAATCTCTTAATGATAAGCGGAAAAACCGTATTTCGAAGCGAAGAAGACATTGAAAAATTCTTTAATGAGGAATATGAATATACCAATCCTCTGTGTAGCGAGGTTGTAGATAAATTTACCGTTCGCGGCGAGATGAGCGGTAATTGGGAAACGAATATTGACGTTGAAATTATCGCTTTTTACCACGATCCCGGCAGTGACGATTACGCCTATATGGTAAGAGTGGAAGAGAATTAAACTTTAAAAATAGCTGCGCTATCGGCTTGACGGGCATTTCCAATATAAAATAACACCTAAAACATATAACAATGAAAATTCTAAAAACTAACAAAACCGACTATAAGGTAGTCGTTAATCAAGATGGAACTTTGGTCATAACGGACTTTCGTAAAAATAACACGCCCATCCAAAACCCTGGAGCATTAATAGTGTCAATGGGGGGCATTGATAGCGTCCTCCAACGCTGTGAAGAAATCTCAGAAGAAGAATATGCAGCAGAACTAGAGAAACGAAAAATTGAGAAGGAAGCGGCTGCTCAAAAGAGTGCAAAGAACAGAATGGAACGTGAACTCCAAATAAAGTCTGAGTTTGATACCGCATTCTCAAATGAAATCACAGAGTCCACAATAGAAAATATAACAATCCTGTTATATTACCTCAATAGCATCAACTGGGGAATGTGGAAACTGCCGAAAATGACAATCGGCTACAGCTGCCACCAATACGACTGCAATGGCCAAACGGCGACTAGCATTACGCTCGATAAGCCCATAGACTACGACGGGCAAATGCTGACGAGATTCGTTGTTGGAGCTGGACCGAGACATTTAGCTAACTATACTCAACTTAGGTAGTAAGAGTCAAAGAACCAAAGCGCGAGTGTCATAAGGCACTCGCGCTTAAAACGAATTTGGATGGATAGATTTATAGTTGAAAGGAGCAGGCTGCAGCCAAACAGCTGGGTTCTGACGGATAGAGAAAACAAGATTGTCGTGGTATTTGAGGACGGCAAATTTAATGAAACGCAGCGTGTATCGCCACTTGAGAATACAACATCCGATAGTCTAAGTGCTGGTGTCATCGCGCAGATAATGAGAGAAATCGGCGAGTGGGCGCGCCGTTATCATTCGTCGAAGTGCTTTTCACAACCATACGGGTTTGAATACGACGAAAACGAAAGATTGTGCCTATATCGTCGAAAATGCCCAAAGTGGCGATTGCATATAGAGGGGGACGCTAATTCACAAGAGCTTGCTTCTTCGTTAAGGAAAGCTTCGGAATTCTTAAGGAAAGGATGGTATGATGGACAATAGAGGTGGTATGCGACCAAATGCGGGGCGCAAAAAAATGGGAAAAGAGCGTGTGGTGGTATATGTGGGCAAAGACTGCGCAGGCTACCTGCGCGCAGGCGCGATGTCAGCAGGGCAAACGCTTTCTGAATTTACGGAGAACGTAATAAACAAGGCTCGGCAAGAATTAAGCTAAACTAAGCTAATGTGTTGAAAACAAGCACTTTATAACTTGCTGTAGTTCTTTTATTGTGTTAACTTAGCAGTACAATAAAGAACAATAAAAACAGCAAAATATGAACGAGCAAATTCAAAAAATCCTCAGGGAGAACGGAACAAAGACCTCCAAAATCCAAAAGCTTCTCGCACTCGGATTAACCCGCAGGCAGGTGGCCGACCTAGTGGCCAACGGTAATTACGGTTTCGTGCAGAATGTATACAAGCGCATGATGCAAGGTGTGGCCAACATGGCAGCACAGGCTTCCACCACCATCGCACCACAGATAGACTACACTTTCAACCGCAACTTCGGGGTTGAAATTGAAGCCTACAACTGCACACGTGAACGGCTGGCGCGCGAACTCAACGCAGCAGGGATTAGGGTGCAGGTGGAGGGCTACAACCACACCGACCACGCCGACCATTGGAAACTGGTGACCGACAGCAGCCTCTCGGGCAACAACACCTTCGAGCTGGTTAGCCCCATTCTTCATGGTGAAAGCGGACTCGAGGAGTTGGAAAAAGTATGCTGGGTTCTCGACCTTTGTGACGTCAAGGTGAACGACAGTTGCGGGCTTCACGTTCACATGGAGGCTGCCGAGTTCGACCTCCAAACTTGGAGAAACCTGATTATAACGTACAAGCGATTGGAAGGAGTCATCGACAACTTCATGCCGCGCAGCCGCCGAAACAACCGCTACTGCAAAGGGCTATCAGCAATAACCGAAGCGTCCATCAATAGGGCCGCCAACATCGGTCAACTTCGGGCAGCCTTCCAAAACAACCGATACCACAAGATTAACCTCGAGGCTTATGCCCGTCACCGTACGGTGGAGTTCCGCCAGCACGGCGGCTCAACGAACTTCACAAAGATGTCAGCCTGGATTCACTTCCTTGCCAAGATGATTGCTTTCGCAAAACAAGGTGCGGTGCAGGCAGGCACAAACCTCCAAGGCATCCCCTTCCTTACCGAAAGCGAAAAATTATATTTTAAAATAAGGACAAAAAAACTAGCAGCATGACAAAAACGAAATACAGACTGAGGGGCGGCGACTTGATAGTCGCCGCCTCTGCTGCCGACTTCCTGCACCAGCTGCATGTCGGCAGCCGTTTCGACCATTATGGCACGGACACTGAATACATGCAGCGTTTCGCCCACCGCCTCGAAGAGCTGGAAGGCTACCTTGTGCGTACCGACAACCCTGCACATTTCCTTGCTGACCTTATTGAACGGGGTTTCGTTTGGGTTGAATAAAATAACAGGGCCAAAGTAACCGATGCAAAGCCAAACTTTTAAGTGTTAAAAGTGGTACTATTACACAAAAAAGTGGGTGAAAACTTGCGTACTACAAAAATTTGTAGTATCTTTGTATTGTCAATAAAAACAATGAGATTATGAAACAAGAAAAAGAAATGATGGAGGTTACCCCCGAAGAAAGGGAACTTCTCGAAAAAATTAGGAATTACAACCGCTCTTATCCAAACGGATACCCGCAACTTCTTTGGGACTTACAAGAAGAATTTGATAAGATGATTAGACAGCCAGGCGGATAAGACCAAACCTCTCCCCGAAAAGGGGAGAGGTAAATAAACACTAAATTCAAACGATATGGAAACAACAATCACAGCCCCTGCAATGGTTACAGATATGAAGAGAAAGATGCAAGACGTACTTTTTGCCGTATCCTGGCGCGAGTTTGCAAACACCTACTTTAAGAAGTCATCCTCGTGGTTCTACCACAAGATGGATGGGATAGACGGCAACGGTGGAATTGGCGGGTTCACCCCTCAAGAAACGGAACAGATGCGCAATGCGCTCTTCGATCTTTCTGCACGCATCCGCCGAGCAGCCGAGAACATTTAGGCAAGGCCGCTCATTGGCCTTATTGACAAAAGTCGCCCGCTAGCCTACGGGCGCACCTGCCCCTCACCCCCTATAAAGGTGAGGGGCTTAACATTTGTTAAACATTATATATTGTTACTGAGGCTGCCCGTTGCGAAACGGGCGGCCTTTTCGCTCATCCCTCACTAATGCCATGTCAAGGCGATTTTTAAGTGAATTTTCTTGTTTATGTAAAAATAAATGTTTACCTTTGCGATGTCAAAATATCTTTTCGCGGTACAAATGCCGCCGACCTACGTCGGCCATTTTTGTATCTACGCCATAATAAACGTATTCAGGCTGCGCCGTGTCGGGTGTGTGGAAACGCCCCCGGAGGTTTTGCGAAAAGAACCTCGACAGCACGTAGCGCAGCCTTGTCGTATCGGCTAACCGATAAAATAAAACGATTAATCATGGAGCTGTTCTATTTTATCTACTTTTTCGTTGTGTTAGTGCAAGCGCCGTTCATTGCATGGGGCAGGGGTTGCTCGGGCTACCTGCTCTTCTTTGTGTGTTCAATGCTTTGCCCCATTGTAGGTCCGCTGTTTTGGGCATGGCTCGTAACGCCTTGCCCTGGCCCGCAGGCGGTTCAGTTCTGCGTGGGCGTGCATGCTTTAGCGTTATGCGTGGCACTTGTCGTGCTTCCTTAGTTTGGTGTAACATTTGTCCTTTACCCTTATACGCGTGTCTGTTATCTTTGCCGTATGATAACAGACACACTCGTACGTGACAAGTTCGTACATGACACCCTTGCCAAGGGAATTGATAAAATCCACACTACGCAAGAGCAGGTATTGCGTAGTGCATACCACGAGCGAACGGGGCGGCTACGCACCTCGCTCTCGGCTCATCGTTTCATCTCCACCTCACAGGGCTACGCACGCACTTTCTACATTCGCATCCTCCCTTACTTGCGCTTTCTTGACATGGCCTACCGCCATCGTAACGACCGGTTGGCGAAACACCGTCGCGCTCATCTTGCACTTTATAACCGTGTGGTGTGGGGTGTGCTGTATCATGAAACATTTCCTGAACTGGCATACGGATTTACGGATGAAGTGCGTACCCAGTTAGGTAACGAACTGCGTGAAATTTTTGAAACTGACATGAAACACACATTCAAAGTAAATTGACCATGGCAAAGAAACACTTATCAGAGGACGAGATAAAATATATCATCTCTGCCGATTCTTCTAAGGCACAACAAGCGATACACCAGTTGGGGAAGTCTACCGCCTCACTGCGGCGTGAAGAAAAGGCACGTCGTTCGGCACTCATCGAGATGGAGGCTACGGGCAAGAAAAACACTGATCAATACCGAAAGCTCAAGGAAGAGATCAAGAACTATTCTAAGCAGATTTCCGATAACGAGGCCCAGATGCGCAAGCTGCGATCCACACTTGACACTTCGGCTATGAGTATGAACCAACTGCGGAGGTATGCCAAAGAACTGGCCACTGAACTGGACAACACTTCTCGGGCAGCCTCGCCCCAGCAATTCAACGACCTGCAAAAGCGCCTCGCCTCCGTTAATTTACGCATGGAGGAATTGCGCACTAGTTCCATGAAATTACGCCAGAACCTTATAGGTGAGGGTACAATAAACGTAATGATGGGTAATGCTATGGTAAGGTTAGGTGAGTTGGTGGGCAATGTGGCGCGCAACATCACCGGTATGTTTTCCGATGTCATAGCTAAGGGCGTGGAATTGGCCGAGGCAGCCGACGGCATTACTCACGCTTTCCAACGCATAGGTTCAGAAGACTATCTGCAAGGTCTGCGAGAGGCCACGAAGAACACGGTGGACGATGTGGAGCTAATGAAGGCAGCCGTAAAGGCTAACGATTTCCGTATACCACTTGAAGACCTTGGCAAGTATCTTGCCTTCGCCCAGCTTAAGGCGCAACAGACGGGGCAGTCGCTTGACTACATGGTGGACTCTATTGTAACTGGACTTGGCCGTCGCTCGCCCCTCATTCTAGACAACCTCGGTCTCTCTGCTGCCGAGATTGGTGAAAAAACCAAGAAAACAGGCAACTTCATGAAAGCAGTCGCCTCGATAGTGGAAGGACAGCTTGCCGCCGCTGGTGAAAAGTATGTATCAGCGGCCGACCGCAGCGTACAACGCACAGTGGCTCTGACCAACGCTCAAAAGAAGCTAGGAGATGCCTTCTTACCAATCAAGCAAGGGTGGGAAGACATGATGATGTCGCTCAAATTCTCCATCATAGACATTCTTAAGTTCTTGGCAGAACACTACGAGGGTATCAGAATGGTGGGAAAGGCCCTGGGCGTGCTCATGGGTACTACTATAGCTTATACTGTTGGGCAGAGACTGTCATACCTGTGGGGGATGCGCACTGTAGCCGCTTCCAAGCTCAAGGCTGCCGCCATGGCCATAGAGAATGCCATGACGGAGCTGTCGGTACTGCGGCATGCCGTTCTAAACAAGACCATGACGCGCTCCATTGCCCTGCAAAAGGCTTTCAATGTGGTGCTTAAACTCAACCCTTGGGGAGCAGTACTTGGGGCAATAACGCTTGTCTTAGGGGCATTGTGGCTTTTTAACCGTCGAACAGATGCTGCCGCGCGAGCACAAAAAAGGATTAACGAGGTAAAACGTCAGGCCATCGAACGGGCGGCAGAAGAGAAAACCAAGATAGACCTGCTCGTGGCTGCCGCACGCGACGAGAAACGCTCGATGGACGAGCGGCGGAAGGCCGTAGCCGAGCTGAACCGCATCATACCCAACTATAACGCACAGTTGGACGAGACTACGGGCAAGTATCGCGAGAACAAGAAAGCCCTGGACGATTATCTTAAGTCGCTGGTGCACAAATACGAGATTGAGGGAGCTAAAGACATGCTAGCCAAATTGGCCAAGGAGGCATGGCTGGCCAAGGAAGAACTGAAAAAGGCCAACGCCGAACTCAATGGCGCACAAACGGCCCAGGGCGGCAGCACTTATACAACATCTTGGGGAGCAGTGGGGAACACCAAACAGGATGTGGTGGATCGTGCACGTTCCAAGGTGTCGGGCGCGCAGGCCAAATACAACGCGGCCGAATCCGAAAAGCAGGCCTTTCTCAAGAGCTATGGACAAGACCTTGCCAGCGATGCCGTGGCGGGGGCGAAGGCCGAAGGCGCACAAGGCGCAAAAGACACTGTGGGAGCTGCACTGGACAACATCAAGGCCAAGATTGAACGCCTTAAGGCCGAACGCCTTACGCTCAAGGTGGGCGACACATCGGGGCTGAAAAGAATAGACAGACAGATTGCCGCATTGGAAAGGCGTAAGGCTAGCCTTGAGGGAAACGGCACACGAAGCACTGTCCATAAGACACATGGGGTAGATAAGGCGCAGAAGGGCGGTTTTGATAACAGTCGGCAACAGGACTTGGCAAAAGAAGACGCTGCATACAACGAGAGTGGCAATGTGTTGAAAAAAGCTTTGGTAGACAAGAAGAAGAGTCAAGAAGAGTATAATGTGGCGATGCAGATGCTCGAGGTGGCGCATGCCGCGAACGTACTGAACATTGAACGCGAGTACACCCGAAAGGCGCAGCAGCTGCACATCGCTGATGCCAACGAGCGGCAGCGCATCATCCTGGCGCAGCAGGCCAACGAGCAAAAGGCCAACCAAGCGTTCCAAGATAAGTCGATGGTAACACAACAACAATACTTCGACGCGCTGAAAACCCTGCAAGACCAGGGTATGACCGACGAGCAGAAACGTGAGGCCGACCACGTCCTGCAACTCTCCTCACTCGAAGCCTTCTACAAGGCACGCCTGGCACAGGCGCGCCAATACGGCGAGGACGAAAAGGCCCTGACCGAGGCTTACGAGCGTGCTAGGGCCGAAATCATACGTAAGTATGAACAACAGGCCGAAGAAGAACGTTTCCAGACGCGTGTGCGTGCTGGGCTGGTGTCGCAAAAGGAGATATTCGAGCGTGAGTTGGCGCAGCTCAAGGAAAAGCTGGCACGAGAGGGAGCTACCGAAGAAGAGCAACAGCGGGCCGTGGCCAACATGACCCGACAGTTCGAAGAAGACAAGCTGCGACTGCGCCAGCAATACGGTATTGCCACACAACAGGAGCAGTTTGATGCTGAGCTGGCGCAGCTCAAGCAGCACCTTGATGCCAAAATGATAACAGAGGAGGAGTACGAGCAGGCTGTGGCGCAGATGAAGATGGATAAGTGGAAGCAATCGTTCGACTATTACAGCAACCTCTTCGGTACGGCCATCAAGCAGCTGCAAGATGCCGAAATGGCCAACGTAGACGCCAAGTACGATGCAGAAATAGAGGCGGCGCAGGGTAATGCCGACCAGGTGGAAAAGCTGGAAAAGCAAAAGGCCAACGAAAAGCTGAATATACAGAAGAAGTACGCCGACGTGAACTTCGCCATACAGGCTTCGCAGATTATAGTCAACACGGCAGTTTCTGTAATGAAGGCGTTCAGTGAACTTGGCCCCATCGGCGGTGCCATAGCTGGCGCACTCATGTCCGTTGCCGGCACGGCACAACTGGCCGTGGCGAATGCCGAGCGGCAGAAGGTGAAGAAGATGACGCTGCAAGGTGCGTCGTCTGGATCGTCCGCAACTGGCGCACGCGTGGCCACCGGTCTAGAAAGCGGTGGTAGTATCGATGTCGAGCGCGAGCAAGATGGCAGACTTTTCAAGGCGAAGTTCGAACCCGACCGCCGTGGCTACGTGGACCGCCCCACAGTGTTGGTGGGCGAAGGGCCCACGGGTCACAGTAAGGAATGGGTGGCGAGCAATGCTGCGCTAGAAAACCCCACTGTGGCACCGCTCATCGACGTTATCGACAAGGCGCAGCGCGTGGGTGACATCCGAACGCTCGACTTGCGCAAGGTGATGATGCAGCGCGGACTGGCTAGTGGCGGTTTCGTATCGCAGCCAGCGGCTAGCAACGCACAACCGTCGGCCACTCCAACGACAGTCACCATCTCTCCCTCTAATGCGACAGGTGAAGAGCTGCTCTCCCTGCTACGTGAGCTGCGCGAGAAAGGCATACCCTCGTTCGTTGCCCTCGACGAAATCGAGGCACGTCAGAAAATACAGCAACAATATCGTATGATAGCCCAGAAGCAATGAAAATAACCAACCTCAAAAAGGGCGAGGCTTATCAGCTATATCCCTCGGCACAGCTCTCAATCGAGCGTACCAACCCCTTTTTCAACGAATATGGCGAAGCCTCCGTTCCTATCGACATGCCGTGCTCGGAACACAATTTGCGCTTGCTCGATTATCCCCACATGCTTGGGGCAAGCAAGAAGCAGCAGATGTACGACGCTGTGATACAAGACGGACAATACTACGCGCAGTGTAGACAGTGCGTGCTGTCAGCCACGGCTAAGGGCAACATATCGACGGCCTTCTACGTCAACGACGGTTCGTTTTACAGTCGCTTGAAAGACATCCGGCTTAAAGACGTGTTCAAGGACGAGTTCATTCCAAACGTGAATACGGTGGAGCAAGGCATCGACTTCTGTCGGCGGTTGCGCAGCGGCACCGATCCGCACTTCGCGAACTTTCCTATCCTGGTAGACAACGACTCCGGGCTGGACAGTGGATGGAGCCATAAGATAATAAACGCATTCGGCAAGGACAAGCGCATTACAGTTCGGGCGGGCGATAAGACGGTTGAAGTGGACGCCTTCATGCCCAGTGAAACTGGTGAGGGCTGCGACTTTTACAATGCGGTTCAGCGTACGGAATATGTCAACAGTATCCGCATTACGCTACAGCCAGGCTACTACATCACACCATTCATCCGCGCCAATTATGTGCTGAAGCGCGTATTCAAACATTTTGGTTACACGTTGAATGAGAACTTCTTCAGCCGCACCGATCCATTTCGCACCATGGTACTACTCAATAATGTCATCGATGCGTTGGTTAATGGCAAGATAAAGACGGCTGACCTTGTTCCGGAGGTTACTTGCTTGGAGTTCTTGTCTGTGTTCCGTAAGAAATTCTGCTGCGAATTCGTTGCCAATGAAGGCGAGCGCACCATAGACGTTGTTTTTCTCTCCGATATGGTCACGGCACACCCCGTAGCCGACCTTACTGCCTGCCTAACGGCCGAACCTACCGTACAATACAAGGCGAGTAAGGAATACAAACGCATAACGTTGGCATCGAAATACGCCGTGGAAAGCGACATGGAGGATAGCTACGAGAGTCTTGACAAGATGATGTCGGCCAACGCCACGGCCTATTTCGACCCGCGTAGTGGAACATTTCGCAAAGAGGGCTTTTCTGGTACAACACGCTACACCACCAAGGTGGGCGAGGCATCGCAGCCATACAACATCGGTGGCGAGACGGAGGCGCACGCCGTGGAAATACCCGACTGCATTCCGGTGTTTCGCACGTTGAAACTCTCGGGGAAAAAAGATGATGGAGAGTATCACCAGCCACTTGCCACATTGCTTTATATAGGCAAGTACAATACACTGAATTCCAAGATGGAAGTATCGGGCGAGATCCAGTCGAAGTCCAAAGAGAACAGCCAAGGTGCGAACACGCTGCGCACAATGCTCGCTTTCGCTTACGTATCGGTCTCGGGAAAGCCTGCAGGCACAATCTCCGCCTACGACTTGGAGGTATGGCCTTGTCGTAAGATATTCGAGTATGGTCTACATTATAATGGACGTGAAGGTATTTTCGAAAAATTCTACCGCCCTTACGACATGTTGTTGCGCAATTCGCTACAGACGGTGAAGGTAAAGTTGCTGCTGGACCAGGCGATGAAGCAGAACCTGCCAGCTGTAGCTAAGGTTACGCTACGGGGTGTGCCGTTTTTTTTCAACAAGCTCAAGTTCACGCTCGGTGGAAAGAATGATCCGGTTGAGAGCGAATTGCGAACCATTATGCCGGCAGAACCGCAGAGCAGTTCGCCACCACTGGTCGACATGATGCCTAGGATGAAATCCAAGTACGCATGGATGGCGCGCTACGATGTTCGTGAGGTCTCCAAAGAAGAGTTCTTCGCAGCTGTGGCCAATCGCGACAAACGCCCAGCCACATTCTATCCGCCCACGCCATCGGAAGAGTGGGCGAAAAAGACCGCTGCTGGCGAACAATTGTTCTTGGATGTCAATTTTATCACTCAAGGCCCGCGCAACTTCAAGGAAATCATGCATGGCGTAGTCCATTACATATTGGAGAAGCGTTGGCTTCAGTGCTTCGAATTCGAAAAAGCAAAGAAATACTCCGAAAAATGGGACTTCGCATTTCCTTTTATGGACGGTGAATAAGTCCTCCCGTGTCCTTTTCCTGAATAAGGGAATAACGTAATTTTGTAACAAAACAAGTCGCTATGGACATTCTTCTCAAACCGGACATCTTGAGCCTGCTTGGCAATATTAACCACTTTATCGTCTCGTCTAACGTTGAAGTGGTCTTCCGTCTCGTGCAAGAACCTGGGGGTAAGGCCATATTGGAACATGGATATACGCCTGACGTGGACAACCGTATTGACATCGACCTCACCGAGACGTTGTCGCCGCTGTTCAAGTTCGACCTTCGCGATGTCAATGAGGCCTATCGGCAAGACGGCATCGTTCATAAGTTTGCAGCCGAGCTAACGCCTGCCGGTGGCTCGGCCATGAGGGTAGAATTCACCGTGCTACGAGGTGGGGTGGACCGCTTCTCTGAAGCTGCGAGTTCGTTCCTCCGCGCCAATTTCCTCACTTGGCAGCCCAACACGAAGCCCGTGACGTATCACACGCCAGAGTTCCTTACATATTACGCCACTTCCGACTGCATACTACGCTGTGAGGCACACGTGGAGCACGATGGGGCGAAAGAGACGAAGAAGTTGGAACTGGCGACATTGCAGGGCGGACACGCGTGGACGATACCTGTGCAATATGCTATCATAGCTGGCAAGTTAGGTGAAAACCCTTTATACTACGACATTTTCGTTGAAGACACGCAGGGGAACAGGCTCACCTACGTGCAGCGGTATTACCCAACGGATATCCGCAGTGAGGAGGAGACATGGATACTCTTCGAGAACTCGCTGGGCGGATTGGATACGTTCCGTGCATTCGGTAAAACGACGAAAACGGCTAAACATACACATAATGTGGCCGAGATTGAGGGCATCAGTGAAGAATATCGCGTGGACACCACGCGTGAGTTCAAGAAGAACACCGGACATCTCGACCGTCGCGAGCGACAATGGTTGCTGGACTTCTTCCCGTCGCTAGCCAAGTATGTCTACATAGACACCTACCTACGGCGCATCGTGTTGACCGAGAGCGAGGTTACGTATTCCGAGCGCGAACTGCCCACAGGATACAATTTTACCTACAAGTATGCAGACGCAAAGCCTTACTTGAACTTGCGACGCACGGAGCCTGTGCATGAGCTGAATATAAGCGTACCCGAATCCGGGTCTTTTACGCTCGCCCCTCGCTTAGTTGAATTTCCTGCACAACCACTAAGTGAAGGGGCATTATTTCCAGTCCAAAGCCCATATTCCAATGAATGGCGCACTACAAGTGCAGAATCGCTTACGGCCTATATTACCCGTGCCATTGTTGCCGGATACAAGAATGACGGAGCCGTTGGCCACACGCATGCCAATATCGGTACGCTCGATGCGCTCTCGCAGATGGGGCGATATCTGTTGCTCAATGGTAAGAAGATTGCGGCAGGACAGGCCGATGCTGCCGATGTGGCCAAGACCCTTGACACGGAGAGTACAGATTGGCGGAAGATATTACGGAAGGACATACCAGATGTAGCCAATGCCCTGCTCACACTGATGGACGGCCTGAAAGTAGACAAGTTGTTGGAGAGTGTGGATTTCGACCCCATCAACGAGGCGGGATTCGGCTTGGGCCGTGGTGCAAGTGGCAGGTGGAAACTGTCAATACCCGACCTCGTGGTCTGGGGTAAGGCCACTTTCAACGAATTGGAAAAGCGCAAACTCTCGTTTGTTGGTGGCAATATGGTATTCTCTTCAAGTGGATCTAAGATAGTTAAGGTGCAATGGCTTGATGCGTACGGCCTTATCACAGCCGATGAAACGCAATGCAAGGTTTATCGTTGTTTCTTCTTCCAAGACGACGGAACCACGGCTACCACTAACTTATGGGAGAAAGACGACCAGGCCCGATGTCAAACTTTCAACGTGCGCAACGACGTCTACCGCAATGTGGCCAACAAGAACTACTGGCGTAGGGTGGTGGCCGTAGGTGAAGATTACGTCGACCTGTCACGTGAGGATTGTGCAGCAGACAGCGATGTGCCGGCTATTGGTGATACCCTTGTGCAAATGGGCCATCGTACGAAACCCGAGCGACAGTCAATGATACAGATCCTTGTGTCGGGAGACGATGCACCGGCCATCGTATGGTATGCCGGCATAAACGGCTACACGCTCGAGGGCAAGCGTACGGCCATCGTCTCGCCCGCTAGGGTGGAGTTCAATACGCAACTATTCCGACTCGTGTCGGGCAGCGGTGCGAAGGTGGCGATGGTGGCCGACCGTGGATATTGGCGACAAACGGATACGTATGCCTATTACGATCGCGTTTCGCACGACGGTTCGCTTTGGCTATGTGTCGCACCGGAAGGCAAGAAGGTAATATCGGAACCTAAATTAGGCAACGATGAATGGCAGCGGCAAGTGAGTCGCGGCGAAAAGGGTGAACAAGGCGAGGCTGCCTTGGAGCTCCACCTTGACATCGTACGCGGCGACATGTTCTATCGCGAGGGGCAGGGGTTCGTCGCCGAGCTCAAGGCCACCGTGATGAAAGGCAATGCCGACATTACGGCTAGTCTTCATCCATCGCAGTTGGTTTGGTCGCGCGAATCTGAAGATGTGGCTGGTGACAAGGATTGGAACGCGAAGCATCGCGAGAAAACAGATCGCGTGGAGATAACCACCGATGACCTCACCGAAGGTAACACGGCAATAGTATTTACATTATATAATATTGACGGAACTTCGCACGCCAAGGAGGCGATGGAGTTCCCCCATTAAAAACAAATCATGGCAGAAGCAAGAGCAAAAAACAGAGTGGTGTTTAAACGTATCGTGGACGGACGCACCCTGAATTTCGTACTTAACCCAGACCGCTCCACTACGCAGGTCGTCAGCAAGGATCCAAAGGCATTTAACCCTGACTTTGCACAGGCGGCCACACCCTTGTATATAACTCCCGTGCTCACGGTGAGCGGTGGTGGCGGGGCTAACCAAGTGAAAGGCACGTGCACCTGGTATGTCAATGGTGCGAAGATAACGTCAGGACAGAATGGTTTTACCATCGAGACTAGTGGGCAATATCGGCTGAAGCTGGCCGCCAATCCTACCACGCCCACCACGTTGATACGCTGCGAATATGTATATCGTGCAGCCGATAGTGGGCTTGAGACAACCGTCAGCGCGAGTCTGACTCTACAGCAGGTGGAAAATGCAGGCACGGTCATCATGGCGGCTATTGATGCGCCTTCGTTGATTTTTCAAACCATCAACAACGAGGTGAAGAACCTGGCCTTCAAGGGGCGCATGCTTCGTGGAGCCACCGATGACACCACCAATGTAGAGTACAAGTGGGAGATAACTGGAGCCAATGGCAACTTCTATCCAATCATAGCGGCAACGGCTCCAGCTGGTAGCGGATTGCCCGCAGGAAACCTTTTCGGAGGCTTTAACACCAATACGCTGTCGGTGAGTTCCAAGGCTGTACTTAACGTGGCCACTATTCGGTTGACGGTTAAGGACACTGATCCATCCAGCTCCACCTACGGCAAGACTGCACAGGCCGTGGTTAGCGTCTTGGATGCGACCGACCCCTTCGAGCTCAACATGGACTTGCCACAGGGAGATAGCATGAGTGCGGGCAGCGCGGGCCTTCCCCTGGTGTTCTCGTTGTGGCAAGGGGGCAAGGAGGTGGCTGATGCCTTCTATGTAGGTAAGACCATCAAGTTTTGGCGATGCACCGAGGCAGGGGCTAAGGACGCTACCTTCGCACCGCCCGCAGGCGACTTTACGGGGTGGACAATCGGCACAGGTCCCACCGCAGGCGAGTTGACACAGACATTTGCCGCCAACAAGTCGGCCAAGGCAAACCGCACCGTGATCATCAAGCCCGCGCATCTGCTCGATGTGCAACTCTCCGCATTCGAGGCACAGGCCGAGTTTGATTAAATATATCATAATCTATATCATCAAAACAAACTATTTAAGACTAGGATGAAGATACAGGCAAAGAACAGGGTGGTAATTCGTCGTGCTCCGGCAGATGGTCAGGACGGAAAACCAGGGATGACCTTGGTGTTAAACCCATCGAATGTTGTCTTGGACACTGACGCAGACGGTATCGTGAGAAATTTTTCAACTGCAGCATGTGTCATCCAACTGATGAGGGGTTCGGACTCGTTCGCGCCTGCTATCTTCATCCTTCAACAGGTACGATGTTCGGCACGTGTGTCGGGCGGTTCCATTCGCATATCTTCTATATCGATAGATCCTGATACGGGCTATTCGTATGGTAGTGCCTACGTGGATTTCTCTGCGTCGGCCGACGGACAGACGTTCAAGGGACGTATATATGTGGAAGTGAACGTGCAGAAGGCGGTGGCTCGGTTGGAAAGCAAAGGCAAGGAAATCGTCCAGTCTGTGGAAAGCATCAAGAAGACGGGACAACAGCAAACCGAAACGCTCACGCGTCTCTCCGTTCAGCAAGGACGCATATTGGCACGGGTATCCGAAAACAAGTCCAGACGATACAACCTGCTTCGCGACACCAAGACACTGCGCGGCGACTGCACCGTGGGTGCGACAATGGTACAAGATCGTAAGGTGCGCGATTTCACCGTTGCGTCCGGCACAGCATCTAGTGGCGGATATCTCGACTTGGTACAGTGGCTTGACATAGACGTTAAGGCAGATACGGAATATGCCCTGTCGTTCTGGGCGCGTGGGCGAGGCAAGACAGAAGCCTATCTTCACCCTGCCGCAAGTGCGCACAGCAGCAATTCGCAGGGATTTGAATCCGATTCTAATGACGGACACAGCCAATTCACCCTCTCGGACGATTGGCAATGGTTCTGGGTGGTATTCAAGACCGCATCCTCCATTGAGGGCAAGAAGAACCTGGCACCATTCCGTCTGATGGACGGTGCATCGGGTGATGTCTATGGAGTGTGTCTCGTCGAGGGGCCTACGCCCGTACATTGGCTACCGTATAATTGGGCCTCGAAAAAAAACTATGTTGTTCCTTCCCTGGCTGTTGACGCCAGGGTCGGAGACGTTAAAGGGCAAGAGGTGGTGGAGGATGCGCAGATGGGAACTGTAAGACAACTCACCACTGATATCGGTAACAACTTCCAGCTCGTTTTCGACTTACCAGACTACCAGCAGCTAAACAATAGGGCTGTCACCATGTTTCTTGTCCTCAAGAGCGTATCGGAGAATGCAGACTGGCACTTTGGCGGTTGGAACGACCATGACGAGATTAAGGGCTCATTCTCATTCATGAATCGCAATAGTGACTTCGTAGACCTGGGCGACGGATGGAAGAAGTATTACACCACGTTTTATAATGTGAACAACCGCTTATGGGACGGTCATTCTTCTTTTGGAATCAACTCGCTCAAGGGCACGATTCGTGTCTATTCCGCTGGCGTAGTGTTGGGTGACGAATGTCCGGAGTGGAATTCTGTACCTCTACTCCGTGGAATGAAGAGTGCGGGGCTCGATATCGACAAGCAGCGCATCGAACTCAACGGCCGTACGGTGTTTAAGAACAACAATGCCTCCGTTCCGTTGTTCGGAGATAACGGCAAGCTTAATCCCCAACTCTCCACCGCGCAATACCTCATGAGCGTGCTGCGTAGCATGGAAACGATGATAGATGGCGGTTTGGTGATTGCCGGACTGATGGCGGCCAAGGATGGCGAGCAGGTAACGGCCTACCTTAACGGGCTGCGACAAAAGATGCACGCATTGGCGGCGGGTGTGAAGAACTTCGGCACGAACGATGAAACGGCCCTCTCGTACATCAATTTCGACGGCAGCGCGAAATTTGGCAATCTCGGAATCGGTTACGATGGTAGTGTGAACATAATAGATAAGGAGGGCAAACCGCGTATAAACATTACGCCTGACGAACTTCCTCCCGACAGCGAACTGTTTAAGAATGCAGATATAGATAGGGATTTCTTGCTGGACCAAATAAAGGGAGATATAATAGGCAATGAGAGTCATTTCTCAACGTCTAGTTTTCAGATTAAGAACGATAATAGCTTTGTTACCATAGCTCTTGATGTGAATATGGAGGGAAGGATGGACCTAGTACGGAGAGCCATGGTGGTGAAAGGCCCTAGCTGTGGCGTGTCTCTCCGGAAGGTATCGGAAAACCGTTATATCAATCTGGCCTACTTCAGTGGCGTACTTGTGCGTTTTGACGATAATGGACAGCCCATAGGGGCCACCAAAGATCATGTTGAGATATATGGCAATAGCATGGCTATTACGCAATCTGGAAAGATTTCTACGAGTCTTTCGCTTTCAGCTGGAGAGTGGCAGATTAGGGCTTTAGGTGAGAGAGGCTCGAACTTGTTTCGAGAGGCTTCAGTACGTCTATCCAATATCCGCATCCATGTTAGTCACTCTTCAGGCATGCAGTCTCTTAACCTAGCACACAATGGCTTTGCCTCCGTGCAAAGTGGTAAGCAGGCTGTGTATGTGCGCGATGGTAAACTATGCGCATTCGGCAATATGAATATACCAGGAATACTGATCGCAGGCACGATTGACCGATGGGGAACGGTTAGCAATGCGTGGGGTGAATTTGTTCAGGGGGCAAGTCTACAATATGTGCAATCTGATGGCAGGCGTGTGGCTAGAGTTCTCTTTAAGGATGAACTGCCATGTGGTGCCAACTATGTGGCCATAGCCAACGTAAACGGCGACAGCACGGGCTGCACGGCCGTGGTGTGGAGAAAGACGGCTAAATATTGTGATTTTAGGGTAGTGGAAATAAACGGGGGCGAACCTACACATGTGGGCTTAGATGTGGTTATAATAGGGCGAAATCATGCATAAAAAAGCCCCACCTCGTTGCGGTGGGGCTTTTCGTTCAATTCTTTTTCTCGGCTTTTAGCTTGCGCCATTGTGCGCCTGTGATGGGGATAAATGTGTAAGCCGTTTGCAATATCTTATAGCATTGCTCGTAGTCGCCCTTGGCAAAGGCTGCACGCACCAGTGGCTCGGCTTTTTCTAATTGGGCGTTAGGCACGTAGGCAACTGTATCTTGTTCTGATACGCGCTGTATTGACCCACTATAATCTTTTTCATATCCGCAGAATGTGGTGTCACCCTTCTCAATGTGTAAGTTTCTAATGAAAACCACATCGCGCAACGTAAGGAAAAAACCCTCGAGCAGAGGCGTGTCATCTTGCGTGGTGGTGTAAACCACATCTTTCATCAACAGCTTTAATGCAGGGTTCACGGTGTCGCGCATCTCAGCGGTAAAGCTTTTGTCACCAACTTTAGTGCCATCAGGGGTAGTACCCCTCATCGCCCACGTCTGCTGCACCACTTGCTTGCCCGTAAGCAAGTCACCATATATATATGCTCGCGTGCCAGCGGCAGCACGAATGGGTACGGGGCGTAGGCCGTCGTAAACTTGTTTTTGGGGCTGTTCGGGGCTGTCCTTATGGCAGGCCACGAACAATGCGGGCAAGGCCGCAAGTAAGAGTAATAATGTCTTTCTCATGTCTTTATAAATTTAACGATGGCAAATGTAACGAAAATTCGCGAACACGCCAAGGGAAAAACCATATTTGTAGGATTGTAGGAACGTAGGACGCGAGAATACGAAAGTTGTGTGAAAAATAAAGGATGTCAGGAGCATCATCGGTTTTGTTGAAATTATAATATATTAATTATACTGCAAAGTTATGATTTTATGCTTAATTGTTTTGGTTTTCACTCACTAATTCATTATCTTTGCCAAAGAAAGAATACAACAATTAAATAACAACATTAGACTTCAAACGGTGAAAGAGAATGCATTATCAGTAGCCAATTATTTCATTGACTTGGCACGTAAGGACGGCAAAAACATACGCCCTCTAAAGCTCATGAAGCTCGTGTACTTGGCATACGGGTACGCACTGGCCATCATCGACCGTTCCATCATCGATCCGCGCTTCGACAAGGTGGAAGCGTGGCGTTATGGGCCTGTGATACCATCCGTATATCACTCGTTCAAGCAATACCGCGATGAACCTGTGAAAGCGAAAACCGTTGTGATGGAACCCAGCGACAAAAATGGCGTGAAATTCGTAGAGCCAAAGTTGGAAGATGAAAAAGCCAAAGAAGTGTGCAAATTCGTGTGGAACCGATACCGAGAACATTCCGACTCAGAACTTGTGGAGCTGCTCCACGGCAGTGCCACGCCCTGGGCGCAGGTTTACCGCGAAGGGCAGAACTGCCCCATACCGGAAGTCATGACCAAACTCTTTTATAAGGGGCTTGTTGAACGATTGCTTGCCATTGCCGATGAAAGACAAGGTGCTTAACAAGCTCAACACGCTTGGAGGAAAGGGGGCATCACCCTCGATGTCGGAGGAGAAAGAATACACGAGCACGAAAGCTGAAATGGAAATTGCCTACCTGCAAGAAGACCTTGACAGCAAACAACAAGACCGCAAGCAACGCAAAGTGTTCGCCCAATGGATTTTCGGGCTGGTGTGTGCCTACCTGCTCGTGGTGCTGACTGGCATTTTTCTTGTGGGCTTTGGACAGATGAAACTAAGCGACATCGTACTTAATGTGCTGCTTACGACTACTACGGCCAATGTTATCGGCATTTTCATTATAGTGGCGAAGTATCTCTTCCACAGATGAAACATAAAACCACGATAGAAACATTCTACAAACAAGCAAGATATTAAATCATGAAAAAGTTTATTTTAACCTGCGCGATGATAGCCTGTAGCCTTGTGGCCACAGCACAAAAGCCATTGTCATTCACAACGATTATCCAAGCTGATGGCGTGTCGGCTCAAACACTTTACGACCTCACCAAGAGCTGGTTTGTAAAAACATACGTTGATTCTAGATCGGTGTTGAAAAACGAAAACCCAGGAAAGGAACTTACGGGAACGGGAAGTCTGGTAATGGATGTCGGAATGATGTACCTTAGCATCAAGGGTTATATCAACTACCTTATTGATGTTCAATTTAAGGATGGCAGGCTGAAGTTCACGATGAATGATTTTCGTCATAAGCCCGACCACGAGGCGTTGTTCAATAACAATATGGGCATATTGGTGGATTCACTGCCGAAAGACCTGAAAACGATTGGCATTGAAGGTGTTACCAGAAAATCGTGCTACAAGTACTTCTTCAAAAACGGTACACCGTTATGCGAGAAGCAATTCAAAAAACTTTCAGAGAGTCTTAAGGCCTTCATTGAAAAGAGGGAAGATACAAAGGATGACTGGTAAAAAGCGAAGGGGCGGGCGAAAATTTCCGCCCTTTTTCTTTGTCGACTCAAAAACATTGACTAACTTTGCCAATGCTTAACGATGGTAGTTGTATCTACTCCGTAGGGCGACGGTTTTCGCTCAGCCTTTTTGGCCGGGCTTTTTTATTGCCCCAAGGACAAGCCTACATGACGGCTGCCTTCCCGTGATTTTGCACTCTTCGGAGTTACAGCACTATCGTTAAGCAACGGGGGGAGCAGCCGTCACCCGTATCAAGGCGGTTGCAGCTTAACGATAGTGCAATATGCAACAATCCATCACAATCCGCCTGGTTCGGCGGTCGTTTTCCATCAAGGCATGGGTGAACGAGAAGAGGCAAGTTATCAAGCGTTGGTGGCAGGCAGACAGCCCCACCTTTACCGCCATCTGCGGTGAACGATTTACCAGAAAAGAAGTGATTCTAATGCACGCCTATGCCATGGCCATCATAATGGCGTGCATCGTGGCCAGCTGGTTGGAAGGGGGTAAATCATGAACATGCACTCCACAAAAAGCGTGGCTATCGCGCTGGGCAGCTGTGAGTTGGAACTCACAGCCGATGCCCTTGGCCATCTCGAAGAGATAAAACGCGCATCCCACTTCTATCTGAAAGGGCTGGATGGAATCATACGCACGCTCATCATGTTGGGGCGCGCCCCTGCAGGGACGCTTACGCCCGAACGGTCTCTAGAGCTGCTTGACATCGCCAGCGAGATTAAAGGGCATATTCAAGCCATCGCTGCAATCGACATGTATGCTAACGGCGAGCATGTGGAACCCGACCTGCCGACGTACGACCAATAGAATATGTCCACCCTCCACGTAGTGGAGAGACCGAATTTACAAATCCCGAAAATTATGAAACAAGACAATAAGGAAAAAGCCGTTATCGATGTGCAGCCGTATATAGATGCGCTGATGCACACGTTCAACCCTGCGGACACACCCGAAGAAGCTACGCACTTCTTCACCACAGGCGAAGTGATTGCCGGCATGCAGCAGATTAACCCCTCGCTGTCCGTGCCGGTCGAGCTGGTGGCAGAAGCCCTCACTCACGCGGGTTTTCGACTCTGCAATCGCCCTGGCGCACAGGGCATCTCATTTCGGTGGATGTTCAGGGAGAAGGGACCACGGCACTAGGACAATCACGCTAGTACACATGATATGTTTTTTTAACATCTCTATCGAGGCCATGCGTTGTGAAACGCATGGCCTCTCTCTTCCTTCTCCTCGCCTCACAACACGCCTCGATAGCCCAGTATGCACTTGTTGGCCTCCTTGATGTCTTTGGGCGTATAAATGTCCGTAATGAGGATGGAGGAGTGCCTTGCCTGGTCGCGCACGGTCAGAATGTCGGTATTGGCCCTCAACATGTTGGTTATGCCCGTATCCTTGAGTGAGTAGAACTTATAACGCGCGTTCATGTTTAACGCCTTGCGTACGCGCCTGTCCCAATAGTCTCGGAACGCCTTCTCGCTGTGTCGCGTCTCGCTGGGCATGAAACCTTCGCCGAAGAGATAATAATGGCTGGGGCTGTTGAATACGCGCAGTTCCATCATCAGCTTAAGCACGTGGTCGGGTAGCGTTATCACGGCGTCGTTACGGTTCTTGGTATTGCTGCCGTGCAGGTGCAGCGTCTTCCGCTTCACGGAGAAATCTCCCACCTTAAGGTAGCTCATTTCCTTCGGGCGCACGAATAGGTAGTGCAGAATGTAGCAGGCCAGCAGGTAATGCTTGTTATGCTCGTGCAGCCACTCGTGGAGTTCCGTCAGCACCTCGTTGGGAATGACGTCACGGCTCTTGCGCTGGCTTCTGCGCTGCACCAACGAATAGCTTGCTGTGGGGTCCACGCTTATGTAGCCGCGTTCAAGCAGGTACTTGCAGAAAGTCTTAAGCCAGGCCAGATAATTGTTGCGCGTCTGCAGCGTGTTGTTGCGGTCGATGAAGACGTAGTCTAGGAATTGGCCGACCACAAGGTTGTTAAACTGGTAGACGTAGAAGAGGTTGACTTTCTTCTTCCGCTTCCATTCGCGCAAGATGTTCAGGCAGCTGTTGTACGTCGAGACGGACTCCTCGCGCATGTTGTTCTCGCGATAAAGCTTAAACAGGTACTCCTTATACTTCTCACACACGGTGTCGAACTCAGTGTACTCGAGCGGCTGCACGCTCTCTATCCACGGGTTCCAACCGCTCATCAGCTTTTCGGTTATCCGTTTCACGAGGTCTTCACCATACTGTCGCTGCTGCCGCTTCCCATGGATATGCCCCAGCATGATCTTCTTCAGGCATAGTTTGCCCTTTTCCGGATTGAATGCGGAGAACGCAACGTAACACTCCGAGGCTTGGTGAAACTTCGGCAACTTCCAGCCGACAATCTCATGGATTGCCGATTGTTTTTTTTCAGAAAGCAAATTTTTTTTTGGCAT